TCGTCTGGACCTCGCGCACCGATCCCCACAGCCCCTGACGCGGAGCCGCGTAGGGACCACCTGAGAAGTACGCTCCGTCACCGGCCACGGCCCGCAGTGTCGCGAGACGCGCCCAGTCGTTCGGGTGGAGCAGGATCGCCGACGGGTTCCCGCCTGCGACACGAACCATCGTCATCGCTTCCAGCACGGCGTCGTAGCCGTTCTCGCTGGAGGTGATGCCGCTGCCGTCTGCAGCGGTGGTGGAACCGGTGTACAGCCCCGTCGCGATGTAAGCCTCTTCGGCCTGCAGCACGATGGTGCCCAGTTCGGTGTTGATGTAGTTCGCGATGATCGGGGAGTCCTGGAACATCTCCTCCGACGCCGCGCCGAACTGAGCGTGCTTCACGAGCGTGTTCGTCTCGAAGTCGAACGCGAACTCCGCTCCCGGCTTCTGCTGCGACTCGACGGTCAGCGCGGGCGAGTCGTTGCGTGTGGTGACGACCGGGTAGTTCACGGTGTTTCCACTCGTCACCTGCACGATGTTCAGCACGTCCGCGATGCGGAGCGGGTACTGCAGCAGACCCGGCGCCCTCAGGGTGTTGTCCCACGACGGGGCGATCGCGTCCGAGTTGTTACCGGTCGACTCCAGGACGGGGTCGCCGGCCGCCTTCAACTCGATGGTCGGCATGCGGAAGTCGGGCAGTCCACCTTCGACCGCTTGCTTCACGATCGCCTTGTACTCCGCCGAGTTGACGAACGCCTCACCGACGTTGCGGGCCTTGACTTCGACCGACTCCGTCGTCGCGATGGGCGTGACCGTTCCGAGGTCTTCGAGTTGCTTGTCGAGCGCCTCGCGGTCCTCCATGCGCTTGACCTCGATCTTGTGTTCCTCGACGCGGCCCATCTTGGTGCGGATCTCGGCCGCCTCGTCTTCGGTGAGGTCGCGCGCTTCGGCGTCCGCCTTGGCCGTGATGGCCTTGCATTCGTCGAGACGACGCTTGATCTCACCGAGCAGGTATTCCTTGGTGTTCATCAGGCCGTCCTTTCTGCCACGAAGACTGTGGCCTCGTCGATGACGTTCTGCAGTAGCTCCTTCTCACCGATGGGCTGCGCTTGGCCCTCCGGGGTTGAGCTCGCCTGCTCGACGTCGTCGAAGTTGTCTGCACCGAACTCCGCGAGGAAGTCGGTGAGTTCCTTGTGGATCGCACGCAAGCGAGCCTCTCGCTTCGATGAGAGGGCGCGTCCGATCTTCTGTTCGATGTCGGGGGTCCATGTCAGAGTGTTCGTTTCAGTGATGTAAGCGTTCGCGCTCGACGTGTTCTTCGTGTTCGTCACGGGCGTGACCGTGACCTCTGCTTCGACCTCGCCGGTTCGGTCGACGACTCCACCTTCGCCATCGAACTCGACCACGACGGGATGCACGACGGGATCAACTGCTTCCTTCACTGCCAGCGTTTCCGCGAGCGGGTTCATGCCGACGAGCGTCGGACCAAGCTCCAGCAGATCCACCTCGAGGAGATCGCGCGCGCCGTCCTTCGCACGCTCTTCCTGCTTGACCTCGTAGCCGAACGACCATCCGGCGAGCGAACCGTCCTTCAGCTTCTTGTAGACCGACATCGCCTTCGGGTTGTCGTGGATGTCGAGGCGGCCCGCGACGACGAGTCCGTCTTCCGTCTCGATCATCGACTTCGGATCGACCGTGCCGATGAAGTGCTCGATGACCTTCCAGTCGTGCGAGAAGATCACCGGGATGCTCTTCATGGACTTCTGCCAGCGAGCGATGGACTTCTTGAACGCACCCTTGCGGATGCGGTCCCCGCCGCGATCGACGTTGCCGAAGGCCGCGACCCGAGCCGCGAACAGACCTTGGTCACCGTCCATCGCCTTGAACTCGACGAGGTCAAACGATGCGACGTTCATGATCCCTCTCCTTCGGCTTTGGTCGGGAGCTCGAACACCTGGGCCGCGCGCAGTCCCTGCTGCGGCGGCTGGTCGGTGCCTTGCTCTAGCGTCGGTGCCTCGCCGGGAGGATCACCGGCATAGGCGACGTTCAACGGTTTGATCGGTTCGTCGAACTCCTTGCCGATCGCGGGCAGGTTGAAGAGCTTGCGTCCCTCATCCACGCTCATGATCGGCACACCGACGTAAGCACGGATCGCGTCGGCCTGCTCCTCGAACGAACCGCGCAGCTTCTCGGCGATCGTGTGTTCGCAGAACACGTCGGGGTCATCTGTCATCCAGCCCAACACTCCATCCTGGATCTCGCCGGCGAGCATCTGCAGCCACGGGCCGAGCGTGTCCTGATACAGCGCACGGTGGAACTCCTTCTGCGATGCGAACGTCGCCGTCTCCGTCAAACCCAGCACCGAGACCGGGACGTTGTAGGCGCGGCACACCGTCTCCAGCACCTGCTTGCGTCCCTCGATGAACTCTGAGTCCTTCGGGGAGAAGCTTGCGGGGTTCCACGTCATCGAATCCTCGAGGATCGCGGTCTTCCCAGCTGCGTTCGACCCGGTGTAGACGGCCTGCCAGTCCTGACGGAAGCGGTTGCGCTGTGCGTCGCCCCACGGCCCCGATTCCTTCGGGCGGTAGATCAGCCCCTCGATCCGCGCGGCGTTCGCCCAGTACCCGCGACGGTGCGCGGTGGCGGCCTGATCTTCGAGCAAGATGGCGCGTAATGGCGAGAGCGGCGACAAACCGATCCGCTGATCGACCGGATTCGGGAATCGGAAGTGCACCATCTGATCCGCCGGATAGACGGTCTTGATCCCGTTGATATCGACCACGTAGCGCGCTGCCTGCACGAGCGTGCCGCCTTCAGCGACGACGGCGAACGGCGGGATCGGCATGAGCGCGCGCGCCGAATCGGTGCCCATCTTGAGCCAATATGCGTTCCCGTAGACACCGAGGTCCGCGACGGTCCCCTGCATCAGGCGGAAGTACGTCAGCCCCGGTGCCGGATGGCGCATCAACTCGGAGAACCGTGGGTCCGACCATTCCTTGCGGTCGGAGTCTGCGAGCTTCTCGTATGCCTTGATCCCGATCTGCGCGATCTGCCACGCGAGGAAATCGATGACCGTGTAGACGTTCGCGTTCGTGCGGTAGAGGAAGCCGAGGTCGAGCATCTCGCCCTGCTCGCCCCGGATCGCCGAGACGAGGCCGGGGGAGAACGACATCAGCGGCATGCCGGTGGAGTCCTCCCCGTCGAACGGGAACGACTTCGTCTTCATCTCCATGGTGCGTGACCACCACGAGCGTTTGGTGTGCTTTCCAGCCATGTGGCTCCTTCAGATTCGTTGCCCCTCAGAACGTTTGGGAGGGGGAGCGGGGACGGTGGAGACGACCCGCTCCCCCTCCAAACTCAAACGGTGAAAAGTCCCCTATCGGCGTAGGCCGAGGTGTTCGCGGCCTGGATCACCGCCGCCGAGAACGTGTCGACGAAGTCGTCGTGGCGGCCGGCGGGGAACGCGAGCATCTCTTCCTCGATGTCGCGGTACCAACTCACCGCCGGGGACGGGAACCAGCACTTCAGTTGCTCCATCCTCGCTGTCGCCGGGAGCGCGCGGGCGATCTTGTCCTTCTGCACGGTGACCGGCTGGATCGGCAGCCCCATCCGCAGGGCTTCCTTGATCACCTCGTTGTCGCGGTGCGTCGCCTTCTCGACGTAGATCACCCCGCCGTAGCGTTCGAAGGCGATGCGGAACTGCGGTACGAGGTCCGGGCCTTCGTAGTGGCCCCGGTTGCAGTCCACGAGGAGCAGATGCCCCATCGGGGTGACCGCCCAGGTCGAGATGACCGTGAAGTCCGCGTCTTCCGCCGGGGACCACGCCAGGTCGGCGGTGTGGAAGATGACGCAACTTGACTCCGCGACACCGTTCTGGCCGAGCATGAAGAACCGCTCGTCGCCTTCGAACGTCGTGTGGTAGTGCTGGAACCACTCCTGGCGGAACATCCCCGATCCGGCCGAGATGAACTCCGCCTCGTACTCCTGGGAGAACATCAAGCTCGACATCGTCAATCGAGCCTCGTCGACGTCCTCCTGCGGGATGTAGGGGGAGATCGTCGAGGGGAACCGCCACCGGTTCCAGCCGGCCCGCGAATCCGCATCCGTGTAGAGGTCGTGGAACCAGTTGAGACCCTTCGGGGTCGAGATGAACAGCGCCTTGCCACGTTTGACCGAGAGCGTCGGGCGAAGGATCGGCCACGCCTCAGGCTTGGCCTGAGCGGCCTCGTCGAACACGACCCGGTCCAACGTCGGACCTCGAAGGGAGTCCGGGTTGTCCGCCGAGCTGAGTTGGATCGATCCGCCCGTCGGGAACGTGATGCGGAAGATCGGTCTGCCTTCGAATCGGGTGTCGGGGATCTTGCGGCATAAACGGTCGATGATGTTCCAGCCCAACTCGCCGATGCGGAACGACGGCGCGACCCACTGGCACTGCTTGCCCATCAAGGCTTCGCCGACGACGATGGTCGCTCCGAGCGAGGTCTTGCCCCACTGCCGCCCGCAGACGACGACCTGGAACCGGCTGGGATCGGTGTAGACCTCCCGCTGGGCGGGGTGCAGGTCAGGAAGCTTGACCTGGCGGCGTTGAACCTGCGGCAGGGAGCTCGAGGACCGTGGCGGCTGTTTCGTCCTGCTCAATCGCCCTCCCCTCGATGTAGCTCTCCGCGATCGCGGATCCGTCGTGGAAGGAGAGTTCGATCACGACCGGCTGGGCCACGGCCACCGGAGCCGCCTGCGGAGGCGCGAACCCCGAGACCCGGCGCTCGATGTACTTCCACGCCAGATCGGGCCGGTTCTCCATCTCCCGGTAGACGATGCCGAGCGCCCGCATCTTCGGATGGGCCTCGGCCTCCTCGACCTCCATCACGAAGTCGTGGAACCCGCCGGCGGTCTGCTCCCGGCCCTTTGTGAGCCATTTCGACAGCGTCCCCTTCGAGATGCCCGCGACCGCCGCCGCGATCTCCTGCGTGGCCCCGACCGTGAGCGCCTCGAGGATCGTCTGGCGGGTTTCGACCGTGAACTTGCTGGGCATCGGCATCGGAGGGCCATCCTCTCACTTCGCTGGCAACCGCCGGGTTTCGAGTCGCGAAGGCGGACGTAATGTGCGCGCCAGGCCCTC